TTAGTTGTATATCATCTTCAAAGGGGAGTACTTCATTGAGTAGGTCATTAAGGGGAGTATCTTTCCCACTTGTTAATACAATCTCATTATCTTTAAGTAATTGTCTAGCACCGTTCAGTAGTGATGGATTGTACTCACCAGTCTCGTGCATCTGATCGATAGCTGATTTGTAGGTATCTGCTACATAACCTTGTAATTTACCTAGTTCTTCAAAAGTCTTCATATTGTTATTATTCTTCTCTAGTCGTAGGAACACCGTAACGCAACTTATCTACGTGCTCGTCTAGTTTATTCACCCTAGTCTTTAGGTGTTCAATGTTCATGTCTTGGGTAGCGTCAGCAGGTAGTGAACCGATCTCCCCACGAGGCCATCTTATGCGAAATTCTGAGTTCAAATTAAGCTCATGTTGAATCCTAGATATATCCATTTCAATGGTATTTAGGCGGTTGACAATTACTGAATATCCCCAAACCGCAGTTCCTACCAAAGCAATTACCTTTGCAGCAAAAGCGAGTTGTACTTTAGCGGATGCGTTTGCGTTTATCTCTGTCATCTCATCAACTTCTTACTGAGGCATTTGTTAAGCTACTGATTTATTCCCTTTACACTTCCATTTATCACGGCTCAAATTATTAGGGCTGTTAGGATTACTCCTCCAATCTCCTTCGATATTATTAGACCTATTACAGTATGCGTTTGCTTTTGCAGTGCCAGGTCTTATTCTATCGCCTCCATCTTTAGCTTTACCTGCTTGACCGTAACCTATGCGATTCTTTCTGCCTGTCTTAGGGTTTTTAACTATTTTAACAAAACGCTTACCTTTAGGCTTCTTTATACTTAACTTACGCTTCATTACTTTTTAAACCCACGCTTCATATTTGCGTAGGACTTAGGTGATATAGTAGACTTCTTCTTGCTACGACTAATGCCTAGCTTTCTTCTTCTGTTAATGTTTGCGTATAATCCTTTTTTCATCGTTTAATTAATATCTCCATCATTCTATCTAGTTTACCGTTAATCTCTTTAACCGTTGTTTCAAGACCACTCATACGGTTCTCAACAGCAGTATCTCGTTCTCGTTGCGTAGCTAACTCTACTTCAATCTTTGTTAATCGTTTCTCGTCTGTGTCTAAGCGATCTGATAGTTTTTTTATAACCCATCCGATAGCACCTAGGATAACAGCTAGAGCAGTGTCGAGAAAGTGTGAGATTGATTCAGTCATTGTTTAAAGAGCTGAGATTATGAAAGCGAATAACTCGTTGTATCTAACTCCTAACTTAGGACCAGATGTTTCAATTACAGCATAATCGTTACTGTCTAAACCTTCATCAGTAAAAGCTATTTGTACTTCTTGTGCATTTACACCTACATGAATTTTAGAGGTATCGTTTTGTACTTCTTTTATAAACCTAAACTTTCTAATTAAACTTTTTAATCTTACTGCAACTCTTCCTTCAGCTTCGTTTAAAGTATTAATATCTTGTTTAAGAGTCTGATCTGAAGTTAAAACTACACCGTTAGCAGTAACAGTTCCAGGAACAGCTAAGTTACCAGAAGAATTAAAAGCCATCGATTCAAAACCACCTGACCCATTTGATATAGTCATAGATAACTGACCAGGATTAGGTTGATAACCATATATCCCTTGAGTTACATTTGTACTAGCATTAGGAGCTAAAAATTGTAATCTACATTCACCAGGAGCAGAAGCGTGATTATTAGTAATCTTAATATTTTCTTCAGTACTTGTAGAGGCTTTAGAAATATTTATATCACCACCTACACCTACCACATTAGTACTATCGTTAACACTAAAAACTGAATCTGTATCGCTTATCTTAGCAGCTGTGACAGCGTTATCTGCTATCGTAAGAGCAGTAGAACCTGTAACATCTCCTGTATGAGTTTGGTTGTAAAGATTAGTAGAACCTTGTGTAAGACCGTCTGTGTTAGTAGGATTGACTTGAGCACCAGCTGCAATACCTGCAAGCTTAGTTTGTTCAGCGTCATCATACTCATTAGTATTAGCGTTGCTTTCGTAAAGAGTCTTAACTTGAGCAGCCGTAGGAGAAGCACTACCACTAGCAGCAGCTGTAATCCTTCCTTGTGCGTCTACTGTAAGATCGGTGGCAGTGTAAGAGCCTGGAGTTACAGCAGTGTTAGCAAGCTTGTCAGCAGTTATAGCGTCATCATCGATCTTGTCTGTAGTGATAGCAGCATCAGCGATGTTAACGGTATCGATAGGACCACCTGCTGTGCCTGTTGCTAAAGTAGCAGCTATTTGAGAGTCTACATAACTTTTCCTAGCAGCGTGATTTCCGTTAGTAGGATCAGTGGCTGGAAGTGTTAAAGCACCACTCATTGAATCACCTGCTTTGGTAACTTGTAGTGCGTCTTGACCGTCTACATAAGTCTTATTAGTAAGATCGTTGCCAGTACCAGGAACAGCAGAAGAAGTAACTTTATTAGAACCCATGTCCAAGTTACCAGTCATCGTATCCCCTGCTTCATCAACAAAAGTAGTATCTGCGTAGTTCTTAGTTACTGCATCTTGTGGGTTTGTAGGATCAGCTAGGTTTTTAATCTTGGCTAAATCGGCATCGTAGTGTCCATCAACAGGGTCTTTAGTCATCGTGTTCTTACCACTACCCTCTTCAATCTCTTCACTAAGATAAAGGTTGTGAAGGTAAGCACGATCTAGTTCTACCTCAGTAAGTACACTTCCATTCTCAAAGTCTACAAGAGCTATATCAGAAGCACTATCTCTTTTGATCCTTATCCTGTCTCCAGTTGCTGGAGCAGTAACAAATATTATAGCAGCAGAAGGAGAAGTTTGGATTGTGTAGTGAGTAGTAACTGTTTGATCTACAAATTTACCACCAGCTAAAGCCACTGTATCAAGTTGTACTACAACGTGTGTGTCATCGAGATAAGGAAAAGGAAAAGCAAAGGAGGTAGTAGTATTATCCCCAGTGTAGTCTACGTATGTATTAGGCATGGTAATCTATTATTAATTTGTTTGTTGTAAAAGTTCAAGCACTTAGTCAGTACGTTGCAGTTGAGGGTTAGATTCTAAAAGTTCAAAGACATCTACCTCAACCTGACCTGCTGCTTTTATTGATATTGGTTCTTTAGTCTTTTCTCTTAATATCTTTCCTTGTTTTTGTTTTTTCTTAATAACATTGTAAAGATTCTCACCTTCTTCGTTTCTAAACTTTTGTAAGAATCTTTTATTTTCTAGTATTTCTTTTTCTAGTTCTTTGTAATAACTACGAGCATCGTCAGCTAACTCTTTATGCCCTTGATTAACAGGCAACTTATCTTCTCTATTCTCGTCTTCTATTTCTTTTTTTAACTTAGTTTTAAAATCTTTGCTATTTACTTTCTTAACAAACAAGTCTCTTAAAGTTTTACCGTCTTTTTTGAACTTTTGAAGTTTTTTAGCGTAAGCGTATTCTAAATGCACACCGTCAGCATCCGTGAAGTCTGTCATAGTAATAGAACCTCCTACAATCGTTGTCGGTATATTATTCTCTATCACACCTATTTGATCGGACTGTAACACCTCACTGAGTCTTTCATTCATTTCAGCAGCTGATCCTTTAGACCTCTGCCATAATCTTATTTGATCTGTTCCCCAGTTGCTTGTGTCTATGATCTCGTGTCCAAATAAATCAGTCTTATAGTTTTCAGGTCCAATACCAAACATTTGATAAAGAGTTCTCTCAGCCCAATCCCCACCACGCAGGTCTGCTACTTTACCTCCTGTAGTTAAACGTCTCATAGCTTTCTTTAAAAACGCAGGGACAGGAAACCAACTAGATAATAAACGATTTAAAGCTATCTCTTTTTCTTCTCCTTCCATTAAAAGCCAATCTGCTATTTCCGACCCGCCTAAATTTAGAGGTGCGTCTTTTTGTATCTGAGCAAAGGAACGAGTAACGATGGTTATGAAATCTTGTTCTTTAGTAAGTAACCTTTCTCCTGTAATTCCTTGTAGTAGTTTCATTTTACTCCATACGGCAATATCAGCAGTCATAGCCATTACATGTTTAACTGGGTCCCAGTACCTGTAGTCAAAGCCGAAGAAGTCGTAGTTGTTTGTGCCTCCGTACATCTTCATATTTTCTTTCTGCTCTCTTGTCATCCACACTTGTGAACCTGTCATCATACCGTTCCAGGCGGCAGTAAAAGCAGCTCCATATACAGCAGCACCCATAAAAGAATCAGCTATGGTTTCTTGATTGTATATATGTTTTCTTACTTCAGCGTCCTGTATCTTTCGTTGGTTATCTTCTATTTCTTTGTAAGCGTTAGCCTTCATCTCATCAGAAAGAAGCTCAGGCTTATCTAATAACATCGCTTTATTCTTATTAATGTTTTTATTGTATGCCCTTATTTTGCCTTGATAGGGATTAAAGTAACCAACACGAGTCATTGCCACTGGAAATGCTACTAGCTTTGCACCTCTATAAGTGCCTCGAAGAGCCATGTTTATAAAAGGATTACGCTCCTTGAACAACATTACAGCTGGATTGTTTTTATTGCGTGTTACTTTTTCTATAAGTTTAATAGTTTTATCCGCAATGTTATTATGAAGTTCTGGGATATCATCAGTGTTAGAACCAAAGAAGAAAGCTTCGTTAACTCTACGCACTCGTTCGTTTATCTTTCCGTTTTCATTTAACACAGCCAAACCGTCTTCTTGTGTGAGTCTTTCGTTAAAAAGTTTTTCAGCGTATTCCTCTATAGCTTTCTCTCTTTTTACTTTATCTTTAATACCTTTATGAGTGTGGAAGGAATCCTTTAAAGACTCAGAATATAAACCGTGAAACACAGCAGGTCTTCTTGTTACCTCATCAAATGTACCTATAGCTCTACCTCCTATTGATAAGAAGTTATCATATAGGTGTACTAAAGAGACTAAATCTCCTTTGTATATTTGCTCAAGCATTTCCTCCATAGTCTTTTGACTTATCTTCTGCTTCTTCGCTTTTATAGACGCACTCTGCATCACATTTTTGGAGTTTACATTATAATTAGAGGAGAACATTTTACCTGCTTGGTGATCCGTAGCACTACGCCCTGTCTTGTATGTCTGTTTAGCAGCTCTTCTGTATTGCATTATATCTGACCACAACTTAGCACCTGCTTGATACTCGTACCGAGCTAACTGTAAACCTTCGGAAAAACTTTTATACCTAATACTATCGTAAAGTAAAACCGTCAAGGGTCTAGCTGTAACTAACTTCAACCACTCAAAAGTAGCACTAGGGACTCCAGCTATAGCAGAACCAGCTTGCATGAGGAAACCACTTTTACGCATACGTAACGCAGTATTAACTCCTCTTGATAATTTGTTTAAAGAACTTTGTTCCGATGTCATCTTATCCCATTCAGCGAGATACTCTACAAGTTCTATGTTCTTGTCTTGTCTAATTAAAAATTCATTAGCTTTCTCTAGCTCTGTGATAGTCTTACGCATATCAGCTTTAATAGCTGTTTTCTTTTTCTGTAGCTTACTTAATGCTGTTTCTACTTTAGGACCTTTAAGTTTAGGTTCTACTTCTGCTCTTATCTCACCTACAATAGCCCTGCCTTTTATATCAGCAAGCCTAGCTATTTCTTGTTCTATTTTTAGTAGCTTAGGTATTTCATTAAGAACAGTCTTGTAGTACTTAATTTCTCTTTCCTTCTCTTTAAACCTGGAATCGTTTTCTATCTTCTTCTTTTTACCTGTAGCTTTAAATTCTATCTCATTAACAGCTAAAAACTTAGCACGGTACTCATCAAGTTGTTTGTTTAGTTTGACTTCCTCAGCTTCGTATTGACGCTTTAATCTTCTTGCTTGTTCTACTGGGTCTATATCTTTAGCAGCTTGATCTATCTCATTGATCCTATCTTTAATATTTTTACGCAAGAAATTTATATCACTGTCTAAACCTTCTTCCTCTATGCTTTTTGCTCTAGTAGGTCCTTCAGGCTTAGGTGTTATAAACTCCCTTTGTTCTCCTAAAGGTGCTGTTTGTTTTTCAGCTAGTTCATCTCTTTGTTTATATTTAGCTTGTAAACGCAAAGCATCTTGTTCTGCTCTTTTGTAAAATTCAATCTCTCTTTTAACTTCAACAATCTCAGGGTCTAACTCAGTTTGCTCTTTAGGTATTTTCTGTATAGCATCTAAATCCCCAAACCTCTTTCTTAGTTCGTTAAGTTTTAAGTTGAGCTTGGCTAATTCTTTTTGAACCGTGCCTACTATTTGATCTGGGTCTTGAAGGCTTAAATCAGATTCAACTACTTTCTGTTTTAAATCTTTTTCTGTCTTTTTAACAACACCTCTTAAGGTATTTAAGTAACTAGTAACCTTTTCAGGCTTTACCCATTCAGGTGCTGGTCCTACCTCTTGTCTAATTTTTTTTACATCACCCTCATCTAACAGTTTAAAGAACCTATCCAACTTTTCTTCAAGACCAGCGATCTCTTTGGATTCTTTTGATGCGGTGCGGTGAAATTTCAACTTAGCCTGTAGGTCTTCTTCTTGTAAACTGAGTACTCTAGGTTCTTTAGTTTTTGGTTCTTCCCTCTGACTTGAAAAGATTTCTTCTTTTTCTTTAAGTTGCTTTTCTAACTTAGCTATACGATCTGCCTGTGCTTTAGCTTCGTCAATTGGTTTAGGTTCTATTAATTGTTGTTGTTCTTCTTTAGGTAAACCTTCGTATTGCTCTCTTAACTTCTTACGTATCTGCCTACTCTTTTCTTTTTGAGCAGGTCTTATGGCGAAGTAATTATCATGTAGTGTCGCAATTAACTCGTTATGTTGAACACCGTTAATCTGCTCAATCAAAGCATTCTCTAATCGAATTAAAGCATGAGTCTGCTCAGTAGCTGCTTCACTTAATTCGTTTGTATATTCAAACTTAGACTCAGCATCTTTAGCCATCGATTGTAAAAACCTACCAGCGAAAGTATCTACTTTATGTTTTATGTTATATACATTCTGTAAGAACCTAACTTCTTTTAAAGCCCCTTCAAGATGCTTTATATCTATCTCTTTACCTGAAGTATTGTAATCTGTTGCTATAGCTACTTTATGTTTATGGAGCTGCAACTCAGTCTCGTCTCTAACTTTAGTTATAAGCTGTGCAAGTTTAGGACCTTCAGTATTAGCTTTAGGATCATCTAGTTTTAAAGTTTTAAATCTTTTAGTTGCTTCATCTAAAGCTGATTCTCTAACATCATCAACAAGTCGAGGGCGTGTGGGTTCTTCTACAACTTCAGGTGCTTTTTCAACAGGAGTAGGTTCTTCAATGACTGCCTCTCCTTGTCTTTCCTTCGGTACTTCTAAATCTTCTTCTGTAAACTTACTAGGTTCTTCAGCCCTGAACTCTTCTAGTGCTTCCTTAGTTGTCTTTTGAGCAGCTTCGATATGTTCTTCGATAGGAGTAATCTCCGATCCTTCTTCTTCAATTATATCTTCAGCCTTGTTAGATGCTTTAAGCTGTTCTGTTGAGTCTTCTAACATCTGTAACTGCAAGTCTTTATCTCGTATCTTCTTTTCTAATTCGTCTATCTTCTTTTGCAAAGGAGCAGTACTTGCTTCCCAATTAATACCAGAGCTGACTCCTTTTTCTACAGGTTTTCTTAGGTCTTCAATTTGATTCTGTAGTTCAACTTTAGTTTCTTTAACTCTTTCTTTAACTCCTTCGTTTATATCTAGTAACTCCTGTCTTCCCCACTTAGATCGAGCTAATCCACCTAAACCTTCGATACCAGTTTTAAAAGCACCTCCAAAAGCAGCTCCGAAAAGGTAAGCATACTTGTCTCTTTCTTTACCGTTAAACCTAGCTTCCATTTCTTGAACGAATAACTGTTCCGTTGACCCTAAGATAGCACCGCTGACAAAAGTTTTAACACCATTAACAGCCATGTTCTTTCCAGCCCACGCTCCTGAAACTCCTAGTCTTAAAGTTTTATCTGCAAGTTGTTCTACTTTAGCTAAAGAAAATATAGCAGCACCTGCTGTTTCCCAGTAAGAATATTCGTCTTGTATTCCTAGTTCCATACCTACTTGCTGACCTGCGTAGTTTGAAACAGCCCAAGGCAACATTCTTAATGCAGCTTCTGATGCAACAAAACCAACCACACCAGCAGTAGTTGTAGTAGGTTCAGCAGCTTGAGGTCCTGCAAAGCCTAACATAGAATAAGCACGAGTCGCTTGTAATGCTGTTTTTATTTTAGGTGCATTCTTAGCTAATAAATACTGTAAGCCCATGCCACCGACAACCTCAGTCCCTGTCTTATATGCAAGAGCTTCCTTGTGGTCCATCATCCAATTCAACCGCTTGCCTATCTCTTCTGTAGTACTCTCTTCTGTAGTCTCAAAAGCTATTTTAGCTTCTTCTAACTCAGGTGTAGGAACGAAAGAACTCTCTACTGTTCCACTGGCTTCTTGCTTCTCAATCTCTAGCTTATTGAAGTATTCTTCTTCTTTAGCTAATATAGCTTGCTTTCTCGCTTCTAGTGTATCGGACATTATCTAGAGTCTCTATCTCTCATTAAAGTTAACTGTGCTCGTCTAAAATCGTCAAAAGATTTACTGTCATAAACTCTAAAATCACCTAACTCTTTTAATTTTGTCTCGTCTTCCTTTGTTAATTCCTGTCGTTGTTCTACTTTATCAATAACAACTAACCATTCATCCAATGTCACTTTGTTTAGTTCATCCTCATTTCCGAATAGAATAACATCACCAAAATCGAAATCTGTTTGTTTTAATATAGCAGCAGACTCAGGTGAGTAACTAGAGAAACCATGATCGTACACACTTGCTGTTAATAATTTTGTTAGTCTTTCTTTCTCGACAGCTGAAGTACTTTCATTGTTTATGGAGGCTTTAATCAACTGTCTATCTTTATTAATTAAAGAGGGTGTAGGTTTATCTTGGATTAAAGATTTATACTTAGTAGGTTCATCCCTAAAAAATTCTAAAGGGAAACCAGCTCCTTCTTTACGCCTCGCTTTTTCTACCTCTACTGTTTGCCTTTCTTCCTTTAATTCTATTTCTTCAGGGCGTTCAAACTCTTTAACACGTCCCTTAGCAATCTCTGCCACTGCTCTAAATATAGCTTTATCTTCGTCTTGTAACCTTCTTAATTCTTTTACAACCATGCCTTGCTTCTCTACAGCTGGTATGTTTTCGTCAAGTTCTACTTCCTTAGCGTAGTCTATTATTTTCTTTTTGATTATAGGCACTGAAGTCAGAGCGTGTGTCTCGTCAAACTTAGGAGGAAGGACTTCATCTATTTTCTTATCACCTGCGATAGACTGAGCTATACCTGTTATATCTGTTTTAGCTTTAGTCGATATAGCCTTAAACTCAGTTAACTCAGTAGCAAACAACCCTGCATTAGCTTCTTTACTTGCTTGCCGAGCGTTAGACCAAGGTGTTGCATCTATCCCTTTATCTCCTAGAAAATCATCAAAGTCATACTTTTTACCTCCAGCACTTTCTGTTTCATGTAAACCTAAAAACTCCTCTACAAGGTTTTCACGTACTGCGGGAGAATATAAGTTTACCTCACGCTCTAGTGACCCTTTAGTTTCAGCTAAAAATGTACCTACTGATTTAAGAGTTCTACGGTACAAAGGTAATGAACGGTCTGGGTCATTGTAAGCTTGCGTAAGTAAAGCGTCATTTAAAGCTAATGCAGGTGCTACATCTTTCTTAAATATTTCATTCTTTATTATATAATCAAGCTGCCCCTCTTCCTCTCCGTCTTCTAGGGTAGGGTTCATAAATAACAAAGCATCCTTAACAGTTCTTACGGATAAAGGATTATTTATAAAACGATCATAAGTCATACTTCCAGGTAAACGTTTTAAAGCTCCTCCCCAAAGTCCACTCCATTCCTTATCCGAAACTGTTTTACTCTCTGAGCTTAAAGAAGCTATTTTATTATTTATCTCTTTACGGATTGGATTCAGAGCGGTTAATGCTGCCTCCGTCCCAAATATTTTATTACCGTTTACTCTTACAGTATCCACTCCTTGGACCAATCTACTAGCGTCTGTAAACCTCCGTTGAGCTTGTAGGGTCTTTGCTCTAGTAACTATCATACCTACTAACGCTTTGCTTCTATCTGCTTTAGTTAAAATAGGATTAGATTCTTCTAGTTGTGCATCAAAGCTGTTAACAAAACTTTCTATTTGAGAGGAACTCACAGGTTCTCCACTACTATAAAAGGTATCAAGAATAACTTGACCTTCATTTAATTTCTCTTCTAGAACAAATTTATCTTTTGCCGATTCATATTGAACGATTAAATCACTTTTATATTTAGGAGTAACCGCATTCCACAACGCTTTAGATGCTGTTGTATTTGCTATATCTTCCCCTACATCTCCAATTAAATTTTTCCACTCAGTGTTTAAGGTTTCATCTACTGCTGAGGTGAATTCACCTATGTTTCTGTACTTTTCTAAATCAACTAAACCTTGTGCTTTAGTTTGAAGACTAGGTAGCATCTTATTAGTAATGTGTCTTTTTAACAAAGCGTCTCTATAAGCCCTGTCCCTGTTGTACCTAGCTAATGGGTGGAAACCTCCTATGTCTTTGGTCTTCTTTAACTCAGCAATAACATTCTGTTCTTCTATGACTTCAGCTTGTTCCGCACCTATTCTTTCTTGTTGTACTTGTAGCTGACCGTACTGCTTAGTTATTAAACCGAACTGAGCCAAAGAATCAGC